AATGGGCTTCTTGAGAAACCCGCCACGGCTCACGCCGTATGAGTGGACGCTGAAGAACTACCAACGGGCACTCGGACTGGCGCACCTGTCGAGGTGGATATTCAACACCGTTGTGCTCGCAGTCGTCACGGTCACGGCGGGGGTGATCATCAACGGAGCTGCCGGGTATGCGTTCGGGTTCTGCAAGGCTAAGTGGATTCAGCCGGTTTTCTGGGCATTCATGTTGCCGATATTCGTGACGCGCTACGTGCTGATCATCGCGCAGATCCGGATTGTCGGCACTGTCGGATTGGACGGACTGGCCGCAGTAGTGTCAATGTCGTTGTTTTGGGCGACCGGGATATTCCTGTTTCGCAACTACTACCGTGCCATTCCGCAGGAGATCATAGAATCTGCCAGAATGGCCGGGGCGACGGAGTGGCGGATACTGATGCAAGTGGTGTTACCGATGTCAAAGCCGATGGTAGGCGCTGCAGTTGTGTTTCTGGGGATGCAGTCGCTTGGCGATTACATCTGGCAGATGCTGAACCTGCAGGCGGTTCAGACGCGCACGTATCTGGTCGGGCTTATGGCGACGACGCTCGACGTGTACGCGGTCAAAAACATCGGATACGACCTGACGGTCGGGACGCTTCTGTTCCTGCCGTACGTGGTGCTGTTCTCAGCATCAAGCAGGTATTTCATCAAGGGACTGCAGATAGGAGGAGTGAAGGGATGATCACACCAGACGAAAAGCATTTCCTGAAGGCGGCCGCCTGGGATGCGCTGTATGCTTCGCTGCAGGTGCATGAACTTGCAGGCCCTGAAGGCGAGCACGGCATGGCTGGCAGGCTTATGGGAAGCATGGACAAGATACTTGAGAATACCGGCGCCAGACTGGCGTCGTCGAAAACATGGGAGGAGATGAATATGCCGAGACGATTTGATCATGATGAGCTGTACCGCTGCGAGGCGTGCGGCCACGCTACATCAAAGGGCCGATGGATACCCATTCACGACATCGGCAAGGAAAAGGCCACGTTCTGGGTTTGCCCCTGGTGCGGATCACTTGTTGACGTACGTGTGCCGAATGTCACCGAAGATGAACCAGAGCCCACGCAAGAGCCCGATGGCCCGAAGGAAACATCGCCACCGTCAAAGGGCAAAAAGGGGTAGCCACCGTGGACATCATAGCCTTGATCATCGCTCGGGGCGGCTCACGCCGCTTGCCGCGCAAAAACGTACTGGACTTCTGCGGGCACCCGCTGGTCGGCTGGACTGTGACGCAGGCGCTGTGCTCGCGGCAGGTTGATCACGTCTACCTGTCCACCGATGACGATGAAATAGCGGAAATCGGCGAACGATACGGAGCAGAGATCATCCGGCGGCCCGATTGGCCGGATGCAAACGAAGTGTCGGCAAACCGAGTGTACCGACACGCTATCGAGTACCTGGAGCCCATGCACGGCATGGACTACGGCATGGTGCAGATATTCCCAACTTCGCCGCTGAGGTATCCAAGCGATATTGACGCCGGGATCGAGTTTTTTCGGATGGTCGGAGGCCAGGCGCATGTTGTGGCCGCCTCACCGCGCCGCGAGACGATCCTCTACGAGAAGCTGGTCTCTGGCGTTTGCGAGGCGGCAGTGCAGGACAAGCGCTATCGGTACATGGACGGGAACTCCGGACTTTTCAACATCTGCAATCCGCGGTGGTACATGTGGATTACAGAATTACTCGGCTCTGACAGAGACGACGTGCTTGACCAAATGCTGCAGGAAAACCGGCACCCGGAGCGTATTTTCTCCTACATCGAGACTGAGCCATGGCAGGCATGGGAAGTCGATACGCAAGTCGAGTTCGATATGTGCCAGCTCGCCATGAAGCAATTCATTCTGAAAGGAAAAGGGATAGAAATCTATGAAAAATATCGTCGTGCCTGAAAAACAGACCGTCGAAATGGGAATGACCGCAAACAACGAAACGAATCTACGCACGCCGTCCACGCCCTACAACGAGGGCACCGCCATGAAGCAGCAGATCCACGAGGAGTACAATTCCGCCTACAACCACGCATTGATCATGCAGATGATCAAGGATGGACGGGCGCGGGATCTGAACGATGAGCCAAAACAAGACGGCACGCCGGTATTCATTATCGGCTCAGGCCCGAGCCTGGATGACAGTATCGAGCACATGAAGGACTGGCAGGGCGGGATCGTGTGCTCCACGAGCCACGCGCTCACCTTCCGGTATCATGGCATCGAACCCGACTACATTGTCTGCCTCGATCCGTTCAGCGAGTATGGTGAGATTGCGGGCGTGAATTGGGAAGGCACGAAGACAAAACTCGTAGCACATCCGGGCGTGTGGCCGGATCTCCTCGAAAAATGGCCGAATGAGGTACTTTTGTTTCGGCAGAACCTGGGCCGGCAGGACAGCTACTACGCCACGACTCAGATGCACATGTACACCGAACGGCATGGCACAAGGGAGAAGGCAGAGTTCAAAATCCTGATTCGAACCGAAGTAACGGTGTTCGCTTGCTCGCCTCCCGCGCAGCTTTTCGTGGCAGACAGACTTGGATACGGCACCGCGTTTCTGGCGGGAGTAGACTTCGCCTATCACTCAGGGAAGGAACGGTTCACCAATTACACAGTCAGCAAACCGGAAAAGCTCATTGTCACCGGAAATGCATCGCCAACGACCGTTGAAGCTGAATGGGACCGACACGAGCATGTTTTCTCACCGCCTGCAGATCCGCCGAACGTGCTGACAGGAGCGCAAGACGAACTGATCCGGACGAACAACGGGCTATGGTCTGCGAGAATACACCTGTTCTACAAAAAGAACATGATCTCGGCGTGGCGGCTGTCGGGGAAAAACGTCTACACGACTGATCACGGAGCCATTACCGAGATCCCATACATGCACATTCAGAAAGTCGTCCGGTTCCAGGGGAAAAAGGCAAAGCCGCGCTCAACGAAGTGGATTCACCGCGAGGCCGACCGATATCTGGCATCCGTGGGCGCGTACGTAATCGAAACTGAGCCGGACGAAAATGGCAACATCGGATGCAACTTCATCGAGTCGGCGGACCCGGAGCGCGAAATCACTGCGTGGATCACGAACATGACTCGTCAGTTTCTGTGCCCGGGATGCGGCATCGTAGTAGCTGCCAACGACGCCGAGGACCATGTGGGCGACACGTGCCCGCGATGCAAAGAAGGCAAGCTAAAGCGCCGGAATGACATCGATCTGGTTAAGAACATGGCGCGGATCAAGGAACTGATGAAATGGGCCGAGGAGCATCGTCAGGCGGCTCCATGACTGTGTGCGTGCTTCCGTCGGGCGTGTTGTACCAGAAAACGGCACGTCCGGCCGCGATAGTGTAGCACTCGGAAAACTTCCGTCCGGCGCACGGCCGGATACTGAAGCCGTGCGCCTGGATTGCTTTGATGAGCAATCGCGTTGCCTGATCGGATGATACGGTCATTTTGCTATCCTTCGCATCAATTTGGCCAGCTCTTTTCTGATGAGGAATCTTCTTACCTGCAGCGCGTCTCGATATGTTCCTCCGGACCAGTAATCGTGTTCTGTGCGAACATCGTAAAGACCGTACATATTGCGTTCCGTCCAGTACTTGTCGCAAAGCATTTTTTTAATTTCGCGCTTTGTCATTCCGCTTTCCTCCGTCAAAAGTATCTGCTACAAGTATACATCTGTTACAATGCAATGCAAGTATCTATTCGCCGATAGTCACAATCCGGCGCTTCCAATATCTCTAACGTACTGCACGTTCGTTAAGTAGTTTTCCGCATCCGGCCGCACGATTGCGCCGATTGGTTGCGTGTGGACATTGCATTGCATTGCAATAAAGCCTATACTCTATAGTATCAAACCATGACGGAGGAAACGTCAATGATCATTGCGCAGTATCTGGATAAGGCATCCGGCCGCGAGTCAACCGTAACTTGGAACGTGAAACGCGGCCAGTATTACGTCACAATGTTTGATATCGATACCGGCAGGTATCTGGAACCGGTCTATCGATTCGACAACAAGCGAGCGGCCGATGCAACGGCCAGAACGATTATTCAACAAGCCGTTATCTCGTAAAGGTGCAACACTCTACGGGCGCCGGTCTTGCTTGCGGCGCCCAAAACAGTATAATTGCATCATGGCTAATAAATCTTCAGGACGTAGCAGAGGCCGCCCGACAAAGTATCACGCTATCTACGTTCCTTTGCTCGCCGAGTATATGGCCCGTGTTGGACTGATAGACAAGGACATCGCAAAAGTCATTGGAGCCAACGAATCTACGCTCACTCGATGGAAACAGCGGTATCCGGCTTTGCGCGAAGCGCTCGAACGTGGCAAAAACGAACCTAACGAAAAAGTAATATCCTCTCTTCTTCGAGAGGCAATTGGATACATGCAGGAAGAATCGTCGGAGACTTTTGACGGCGAGGGCAAACTCATATCAAAAACTGTAACCAACAGATGGATGCGCCCAACTACCGGCGCGTTTGCATTCTGGCTCAAAAACAGAGATCCGGACAACTGGCGCGACAAATGGGACATTTCTCATACCACCGACGAGCCGCTACAGAAGTTCGCCGAAGCGATGAGAGAGTTCCGCCTTGGTAACGATACCAGTCCCCAAGAGTGAACCGTTACAGTTCACCGACAAACAGGCTCAGGTACTCGACTTTTTCAACCGAAACAACCCGTATCACCTGATTCTCGAAGGTGCGGTTCGATCGGGCAAAACGCACATCAACAACCTGTTGTTTCTCCAGCACGTAGGCTCATTTCCTGGTCCACAGAAGAACTTCATCATCACTGGCCGGACGATAGGGTCGATCGAGCGGAATGTGCTATCGCCTCTTGAAGAGTTCACGGGTCGCATCATCCGGCTCGACAACTTCAACCGATTCCGTCTCGGAGAGCACATTGTCAACTGCTTCGGGGCTGACAACGAAATGGCCTACAAGGCCATGACCGGGATGACCTCTTTTGGCTGGTATGCGAACGAAATAACCAATCAGCATCCGAACACAATCAACGAGGCATTCCAGCGCTGCAGCGGCAAGGGCACGCGGATCTTCTGGGACACAAACCCGGATCATCCGTATCACATGGTCAAGACTGAATACATTGATCAGGCGGGCTTGCGGAACGCGGCCGGAGAGCTGACGATAGCTGCGTTTCATTTCCGCCTGGAAGACAACGAGTTTCTGACGCCCGAGTACATCGAAAATGTGAAGCGCACCACGCCGAAAGGCATGTGGTACGACCGAAGGATCAAAGGGCTATGGGTAGCGGCCGAGGGCATCATCTATGAGTCGTTCACGAGAGAAGACCATGTATGCGAACCATTCGAGATCCCGGAAGGCTGGACAAAGGTCAGAGGTATTGACTTCGGCACCGTGCATCCATTCGTCATGCTGTGGGGAGCGCTCGATCCGGACGGAAGACTCTACATCTACCGGGAGTACTTCAAGTCAAACACACTGATCAAACAGCACGCGAAGAAAATCAAAGAACTATCCGGTCACATTGACGCTTCGGGCAAGGACATAGACGATCCTAGAGAGCGGTACTTGTGGACGGTATCGGATCACGACAGGCAGGAGCGGCTTGAATATGAGGCGCACGATATCCCCACGCGACCGGCGCAAAAGGAAGTGCTTCTCGGCATCGACCGCGTGGCACAGCGCCTTGTGGAACAAGTAGACGGGAAGCCGAGGATACAGATATTCAATACCTGCGAGAACCTGATCCGCCAAATGGGCACTTACTCATGGCGCTCATACGAAGACGGCAAGCCATACAAAGAAGAGCCGGTGAAGGTAGACGACGACGGCCCGGACGTACTACGCTACATCGTAATGGAACTTGACAATCCGACTACGCCGGTAATAGAGCCGGGATTCCGAGGCTACACACCGAGGAGGTAGCCATGCAAAGCACGCAGGACATTCTGGATATCATCGCCCGAGACAATGAACTGCTCACGTCAAACATGCTGCACGATCTGATAGATGAGCATCAAATGGGTGACGGCAGGGTTCAGCGCGAGCTGTACAAGCGGTACAAGAAGGACCGGGACGGCGTACCAATATACGCAAAGCGTTTCGAGAACTACGAGAAAGTGCATGAGCGCATCCCAAATGACTTCTTCGGCGATATTGTAGACCTGAAGACCGGATATCTGGGAAACGAGATCGTGATCAGCATTGATGAGCGAAAGGTCACGAATGAGACCGAGCTGAATCGGCAAAATACGTTTCTTTCTACCTTCGCTCAACGAGAAGGAACGCCGGACAAAAACTCCGAACTGGTCAAAATGGCCGCGATCAGCGGGAAAGACTACAGGCTCCTGTACGTCTCGGCAGAAGACGGCCGAGCGCACGTCATGAACCTAGACCCATGGGAAGTCATGATATTTCACGACGGCTCACTTGAACGGCCGCAGATAGCGATCCGGTACTTCCGCGTCGAGGTAGTCAATTATGGCCCGTCAGCGTCCGATACCATCAAAACCAAGCGCTGGCGGCTCGAATGGTACGACTCCCAGAATATCACCTACTACCAGGAAAACAGCTCCGGGATCTTTGTCATCGACCGGGATACTGAAGGGACCAACGGAACCGGCGTTCAGACTCATCTATTCAGTGACCTTCCCGTCATCGAGTTCAAGAACAACGAAGATTCATTGGCTGAAGCGTTCAAAGTGCTTGAGCTGATCGACGCATACGACAACATCTTGTCTGATACCACCTCAGAGATCGAGCAGCTTCGAATGGCCTACATGTTCGCTCGCGGGCTGGGCATGAGACTGACAAGCGAGCTTGAGGAGTTCCTGAAGCAGACCGGAGTCTGGCCGCTTCCCGCGGAAGGCGAGGTTGGCTTCATCGGAAAAGACCTGGGCGGCGCGGCTCCGTTTGTCCAGCAAGTGCTGAACGAGATCAGACGGAACATCTATTCCTTTTCGAAGTCGATGGACCTGTCAAACGACATGGGCGGCGATATGCGCGTGATCGGCTGGCAGATCGCACTTCTGCGGCTGGAAATGTCCTCCCAGGTGACAGAGCGAAAGTTCAAGCGCTCCTACATGCGGCAATACGAAATCCTTGGAGAGTTCTGGCAAAGAAACGGCGGTATCGCGATCAACCCGCTTTCTCTGCGCTTCATCTTCACACGCAAGTTCCCGAAGGACATAGAACAGGAGATCGATACGCTTGTAAAGGCGATGGAAGTGCTGCCCACCGAAGAGGCATACGGGCTCATGTCGTTCATCGAAGATCCGGAGGAAATGGCCGAAAAGTACCGAGAGGAGCGACCGGAAATGTCCGGGTTCATGAGGGCTATGGAAAATGCCGAGTCTGGAATGGGACGACCTGGACAGGTCGGTTCTCCGCGCACTCAGTAGCATACAGTCACAGACCGAGCGGGCTCTGCTTCTGGCCTACACCGAGGCGCTGAAGGAGATCCGCGAGGAGCTTTCCCGGCTGTACGAAAAGCTCAAAGATCCAGACGGGAAACTTACGTTTGCCGAAATGACGAAGTACAACCGACTCACCGGCCTGGACGAGCAGATATCCGGCATCATGGGGCGAGCGTATGACGTTGCTGTCGGGGAATTGGACCGACTTCCGGCAGAGATGTACGACGCATCCTTTTTCCGCTACGCATGGGCGTTTGATCAAAACGCACGAGTCTCGCTTCGCTGGGGCGTCCTCGATCCGGGAGCGGTTGGAGACATCATCAGAAACCCGCTTGACCTTATAGCAAAAGACAGCCTTTCGGTGGACACGCGGAACCGCATCCGCAGAGCGATATCTCAAGGTCTGCTCCAGGGCAAGAGCTTCCCGCAAATGGCGAGAGGCGTTCGCGAAGCCATGGCAAACAACGCATATCAGGCCATACGAATTGCTCGCACCGAGGGGCAGCGAGCCCAAAGCGCAGGCACCTACGCCGCATACGAAAAGGCCAGAGCAAACGGCATTCAGGGCGGCGACAAGTGGGACGCAACGCTCGACGGCAGGACAAGAGAGGACCATCGGAAGATGGACGGGAAGTCTCGGCGAGACGATGGGCTGTTCCACCTGCCAAATGGGGAAACTGCCAGGTACCCGGTAGATCCAGGCTTGTCTGCCGGACAGGCCATCAACTGCCGCTGCCGACTGCGCTTCGAAATCGAGGGCTATGCGCCGCAGCTTCGCCGCTCACGCGAGAGCGGCGTCATCCCTTACACGACATACGATGAGTGGGAACGTGGCCTTGACTCACGCGGCAAATACAATCCCGATGCTGCCTGATCGATAGTACTTGCACTTTTCGTAATACTGGACTACGTTTGTTGCAAATAGCGTGGTGTGGGCAAGAACTACACCGGGCCAAGGAGAATCACACATGACTGTTGACGACCTGAAGAAACTTGTGGGCGAAGAGAAGGCTGCAGAAGTGGATGAACTGATCTCAGACATCCAGACCGCCGCGAATCCGCTTGCAGGGTTTACCGAAACGAAGCTCGGATCAATACTGAAGGCACATCCGGAGCTGGCAAAGGCCGTTGACTCACGAATCAGCAAGGGCGTTGAAACATCAATGACGAAGTTCCGCGAGGCGGAGCTTCCAAAGCTGGTTCAGGCGGAGTACGAAAAAGAGCACCCGCCCGAGACGCCCGAACAGAAGGCAATCAAAGAACTCCGCGACGAGATCAAGCGGGCAAACGAGAAGACCGAGGCCGCAGAACGACGAGCGGCCGCACAGGAACGCAGAGAACGTCTGAGAAACACTCTCACTGAAAAGGGGCTTCCGGCTGACGCCGTACAGTTCTTTTCCGGGGAAAGCGACGAAGACGAGCAGGCATTCCTGGAGAGTGCTGAAGGCATTCTTTCCTCGTACGCCCAACAGGTCCGGGACACGGCGCTGAAAGCCGGTGGCCGAGTGCCACAGAAGGGCGAGAACGGATCGGGCAACGGCAAGTTTCTGTCGATCGAGCAGATCAACGAGCTTTCCGCCGACCCGAAAATGTTTGCCCAGAACCAGGACAAGATCATGGAGTCGATTGCCTATCATCAAGCTCTTGAACGCCAGTAAGGAGAAC